TGCGACAAGCTTTTTTAGTCTGTTTAAAAAGTTTGACAAGCTTGTTAATCAATATTCGCCTGACTGGTTCATAACTGTTTGGTTTTTCAAAATTGAAAATCTGCGCGTATACAAAGTTAAGGAATCTGAAATTGTTGTAAACAATGAAGATGACAGGCGTATGATTTCTTACTTTACGACTACAGGGCAGGCTCCATTTGATGCTTAGGGGTGAAAATGGAAGCGGCCCTAAAAATCAGTGATTTAGATTTTCTCATTGAGCGGTTTTCGCTGTTGCTTGAGAAGCGTGAATATGAGCTTCCGAGTGATTACATCCAGCGGGTGCGCTATCTTGATAAGAGTCTTTCGCCTTTTCCTGGCAAATTCAGTTATGACAGATTCCCGTATTTTAAGGAGATTGTTGACAAGCTCTCTCCGGCTGATCCGACTAAGTATGTATTTGTTATGAAGGGGAATCAGTGCGGATATACGACGGGAGTTCTTGAGCCTGGGATGATGTATCATATTGGGTCGGATCCTGAAGAGCAGGCGTTATTTCTGCCGGATGAAACTATGGCCAAGGAATATGCGCAAACAAAACTTGAATCTTGTATAGACAATAGCGGGCTGAGGCCATTGATTGCCAGCCAGTCCAAAAAAGCAAAAGGCTCAAAAGATACTGGAGATACTACGCTGAGTAAACAATATCCGGGCGGGTCGCTGAAGGTGTTCGGCGGTAAGTCTGGATCTAAGTTCAGAAATTTTTCTTTTAAGGTCATCTATGTGGATGAGGCTGATGCTTTTACAACGCTTATTAAGGGCGAGGGTGATGTCTTTACATTGATGAAGGGCCGTCAGGATGCTTTTGCCAATCATTCAAAATTGATAATCGGTTCTACTCCTAAGAATGAGGGCAGTTCTCAGATTCAGAGTCTTTTTTTACAGGGGACTCAGAAATATTTTTATGTGCCGTGCAAGCACTGCGGACAGATGCAGAAGCTGGAATGGGCTATCTGGGATGAGCATGACAAGAGCAAACAGATCGGTGGCATTGTCTGGGAGAATGACGAGAACTTCAGGCCTAAGCTTGAGACTGTTGGCTATAAGTGTCCTTACTGCGGCGGCGTGATGAAGAATTATGACAAGGCCGAGATAATCAAGAGGGGTGAATGGCGGGCAAGTGTTGAGTGGCCGGAAATGGCTGATGCAGAAAGCTATCACATTACAGCTCTTTACAATCCGCCTGGAATGTATTCCTGGGAAAATTATGTTGCTGAATGGGCAACTGTATGGGATTTAAAAACAAACCGCGTTAAAGATGTTGAAAAATACCGAGTTTTCAGAAACTTAAAGCAGGGGCTGCCGTTCAGAGAGCAGCATGAAACTATCACCTATGAGAGGGCTTTGCGCTATCGCCGTTTTGGCTTTGCGCGGGGAGTTGTGCCTAACAGAATGGCTTTGCGTGATACTGGTTCAATCGTGCTCATTCTGATTGTCAGTGTGGACGTTCAGAAGGACGGGCTTTATGTTGACATTGTGGGCTACACTGAGCGGGGGTGTAATTTCTCTGTAGATTTCAGATGGATTGAGGGAAGCGTGGAGCAGTTCGGCGGCCCTTGGGATGAACTTTCTAAATTGATTCAGAGTGACTTTGTGGATGAGGATGGCAGGCGATACAGGCCGATGATTACCCTTGTGGACTCCGGCCACTATACTAGCTGGGTTTATGCTTTCTGCAGTCAGTTCAGCTTTGGCGTTTACGCCTGCAAGGGTCAGGACTGGATCAAGGATGGCGCGCCTTATCAGCTTTTTTCTCCGGGAACGCTGAAGCAGATTGGCCTTCCTTTGGCCTATCATATTAACACTGGGCTCCTCAAAGACAGAATTTCAAGTGAAATGAATCGCTTATTCTGGAATGACGGGCAGCTGCAGCCGGCCTGGTATCCGAACTTTCCGGAAGATTTTGGTGATGATTATTTTAAAATGTACGAGGCAGAAGAGAAAATTGACATCATTAGCAAGGATACTAGAAAATACGTAAAAACTATATGGCGGCAGAAGTTCGGTGCTGATAACCATGCTTTTGATACGAGGGTTTATAATAAGGGAGCTCTGGAGATATTCGCCGATGATATTTGCCGCCAGGAATTGCGCTGCGGTGCGCTGGACTGGAATGCCTTCTGGCGGTATGCAAAAGATTTCAAAGCGTTTTATCGTGACGCGGATTAAAATAAAGCTTCGCCTGTGTCTTTGTCGATGAAACTTATCTGAAGGCGGGCATTGAGGGCGGCGGCCAATTCTTCGAGTTCTGAAACGCGGAAATTATTTGAGCGCATTTTATTCGTGAGATTCTGCTGAGTCTGTTTTGTCCTTTCGGCCAGGTCTTTCATTTGAATGTTTTTCTGCAAAAGGCAGATTTTAATATTTTTTGCTATATCCATAATCACAATTTACATTATTTAATTAAAAAATACAAGAAAAAATAAAAAAAAACATAAAAAAATGTAAAAATACATTGACAAGTTACAGTATTTCGTGTATTATTAAATTATCAAGTGAAACGGCAAGAAATAAGCCGAAAGGAGTATGAATATGATTAAGATTATGCAGAACGGAATTAAGTTTGACGGCGGTTATACACGCTGCTTCTATGGCATGGGTAACACTTACCACCACAGCGACAAGTGCATTACAATTACAGCGCGCGATTACGACCACCTGCCGGCCGAGCTGGGTAAGGTTGAGAACAATTCTGATTACCAGTCGGATTACTTTGATGAAGACCGCGTATATCTTGAACCGGGCGACAAGTATTATGACGAGGCCCTCGCAGCTTACAACAAGCGCACTCTTGCGGATTCTAAACGCTGGCTGAAGCACGATGAAAAAAGGCTGCAGGAGGAACTTGCAAGGCCTTATGTGCACGAGGCTTCGGTTAGTTATTTGAAGCGAAACATTGAAAACTATAAGCGCGCTATTGCTGCTTTGAGTGCTTAAAATAGTTCCGGTCTTCGGCCCGGTTGTGAGGTGGGAAAATGAAAAGATACGATTATGTTGAGCGGGTTCTTATGTCTGCGGTGCTTTGTGATGCCGCTACGGAAATCAGCCTGGGAAATAAGCGGGGGCTAAGATCTGCCTGGCAGCTGGTTTTGAATCTGGGGGAAAATAAAAAAGAGCTTACCGGGAAGGGCAAGCTCTGCAAACAAATGAAATTTCATCTGAGTAAAATTTCTGAGAATGATTTTAGATTCAGGTAGGGGAAAAGTCAAGCGTAGTTTTAGGGCTACGCTTTTTATTTTATGGCTAAAAAAAAATAATATTTTTTTTGAAAAACACTTGACAACATTCAAAAATAGATGTATATTAGAATCATAGAGCAGCGGGAAAGCTGCAAGGAGCAAACAAATGAAAAAACCTAATAAAGCAATGATTGAAACTTGGAAAAACGACACGAACAACATCGTTTTTGAAAAAGATGGTTTTATTAAAATTGTTAAAAAAAATGGCGACGGCGTGTGTGATTGGATCAACCCTGAAACACTTAAAGCCGCGGTAGATAATTATGACGAACTTGAGGATGGATGTATCGAATACCGGGACTTTTTAAAAAAAATTATTGAAAAAGAATATGCCGGTATGAGCCCTCTTGAAAGAATTGAAGAACTTGAAAAATCTTACAGCGATAACGATAAGGCAACAATCGCACATTTTAACAACAGAATGTACTTCTAAAACCCTCGCGGGTGGGCTTTTTTTTGTTAACTACTCACGCGAGTAGTTAGTCAGTTGGTTGAAGAAAGGAAAAAATTATGGCTGAGGAAAAAATTAAGAAGGAAAGAAAAAAGGGATCTGGCGGGGCCAGGGTGAACGCTGGGCGTAAGGCTAAGCCGGAAAATGAGAGAAGGCAGCAGCTGGCTATAAGCTGCACTTTTGAGCAGAAGGCGGCAATTGTGGCGGCAGCTGAAAAAGAGGGGATCACAACGGCGGCCTATGTTTTGCGGGCTTGTGGGGTTGATAAGCTGTAAAAAAATATGAGATAAACGAAGAGGAATACTAAATATGTTTGAAAAAGAAGCGGAAGAGTATAAACTTTTACATACTCATTATGAAGTGGCTAAAAGAGAGAATGGTGCTGAATATGCAAAAAGAGTTGAAAATGTGACTATACAGGAAGCCTTTCGGGAAGGTGCAGAGTTTGGCTATAACAAGGCGAATGAATGGCACAATTTACAAAAAAATCCGGTTGATTTACCGTTAGAATCAGAATTTCTAAAGAATGAACCAGATAATCATAGATATGAGTGGTTTATTGTTGCTACTGTGGGAAAATCACGTAGGGCTTTGTATAGTTTT